AAATATAAGAATAATTTTTGTAATATCCTAATAAATCTAAAGCTTTATTATCCATAATATTTAGTTAACGTTTCTAATTTATCGTCAGCTTCGATTAGTAATTCCAATGCTTCATTTGCATCTTTGAAAAAATCATTAGCTGTATGATCTCCTATACCAACTGCTTGATTTTCCAATAAATCTAATGCCATTTGTGCTTTAGCTTTATCTGCCATCGCTTGAGCTCTAAGTGCTTCTATAATTTTACTTTTCTTCATAGTTTTTATTTTATTCTAATTTTCATTTCACGTGGTGCTACTTCCTGCCCGCCAAAGAAAGGAAACAATGAATACTTTCTGCCAGACCATTTCGAGCAAGATCTATCCAATGTATCACAATTTCCGTCTATACAAGATATATAAATAGTATCTTTAAATTCTAAAGTAATATTTACTACTTGATCTGTATATACTTTTTCTAGAGGTTTAAATGATATATTATTATCATCTCTTTTATATATTAGCAATTCTATAGAATCGCCAGATGCTCTCCAGCCTACTCTACATGAATATTGAGAATGATGTCTATCACAATCTGAAAATCCAATTAATTTATTAACGTCTAAATAATTCGAAGGATTAAATAAATCAGATTCTGAATAAATACATGATGCGTCAAATATAACTTCCCATTCCCATGAAGTTGATTTATTATCATTGCCAAATAATTTATCTATAGGCCCATCTGAATAGTGATTGCCTTTATCTATAGTATATACTCTATAGCCAGAGTCATCTTCTTTACTACAACTTTTTAAAATAGAAGATATTAGCATTACCGAAAATAGCACTGACACTATTGTTGCTGATTTTTTCATCTATTTAGCCCATTTTTTTCTCTGTACTATTTGTGCTATAACGCCATACACTGATAAATCTTCGTAGGTATCTTGAATATTTTCACCAACTTCATCCGGTTGTCCTAATACTACTAATTGCTTTAATCTTTGAATTTTATCATTCATTCTAAACCATAAACCTGATAATGATAACTTTATATCTTCTTCGGTTTCTAAACTAGTGCCGACTGATATATTAGCTGGGCCATAGTTACGTTGTTTCTTGCAAAATGTTACATACATTTCATCCATTATTTTTTGAAACTCTTTTGTTGTTTCTGGATATAATCTTTCACAATATTGTATCGCAGTTTCTTCTTTTATGGTCTTTTCAACAAACTCTATGTTTGTTCTACCCGGAGTGTCTTTTATTGATTTCATTTTAATAACTGTTTTATTTCTTTATCTGATTTGCCATATTTTTTACATACGGCTGATACTTCTTCTTTTTTCATTAATGATATATACTCTTCAGCTTCACGCTTTGATATTTGATAATGTTTTGCAAAGAATGATACTAACTCTTTATTATATTTGTCAGATTTCTTACCTTTTATATATTTACTAAAATATTTACCTTTCGGTAATATCTCATAATATAATTTATAAACATGCTCTTTCATTAATGGCCCTATTGTATAATGTTGAAACATATTAACAATTTCAATAAGATCAGGTGACATTGATAGCCAACGATTGATTAGATATGGAGTAAATGATTTTTGATCCATCTCATCCAAATCTTCCCATTTAACCTTTTTATGCGTTATTCCAGCTAAATGATCGAATAATGTTTTAGGCTTTTTCAAATTATCTGAAATTCTTTGTTTATATGATCACAATCGTCGCATCTAAATGATGGTACTGGAGCTATCTGTTCTTTACCCGTAGGTGACATTATTGCTGATACTCGTTTAAATGCACTTACTTGTCTAAAGTATTTTCCATTACATTGTTCACATACAATATCATTTAAATCTTCTGGCTTAAGTTGTGGCTTTTTGGGAGTGTTTCCATCCATTCCTATTATTTTACTCATCGTAGTTCCTATTTTATTTCGTTTAGTATTTTGACAATCGTTGACATTATATGTAACTCTTTATCTACAGCAAACGAATCTTGATATTGTGATTCAGCTAAGATCAATATAATACTTGCAATATGTCCTTTTGCATAATTATCCAATTCATCAAATAAATATTTATGTAGAGCCGAAAAATCTCTAACTTTGCTATCAGCAATCAATTGTCTTATATCCTTAAATGCAGTTTTCTTATCTCTATCCGAATTTAACATTTCTACTAGTTTAGTCATATAATTTGCTTGCATAACACTAGTAGCATCTATCTTTAATTCTCCATCAATTACTTGCCTCTGACAGCCATTTAAAACCCTTCTAATATCAGGATAGCCGGCGTTTATAATTGTTACAAGGTCTTTATTATCATACGACACTTCAAGTTCATTTAATATAGATACTATCCGTTTTGCAACCTCTTTTTTATTAGGAGGAGTTATACCAAATACTTGACATCTACTCTGTATAGGATCTATAATTTTTTCAACATAGTTACATGTTAATATGAATCTAGTTGTTTTAGAAAATGTCTCCATTAGATTCCTTAACGCTGCTTGACCATTCGGAGTCATATAATCTGCTTCATCTAATATTACAATTTTCCATCTTTTAAATCCTACTGTACTAGCATAATTCTTTATCTTAGTTCTAACCGTATCAATATTATTTTCATCGGAAGCATTTATATACATCAGATCGGCATCTACATTATTTGCAATAATTTTTGCTAATGTAGTCTTACCTGTACCTGCTCCTCCGTAAAATAATAAATGAGGCACATCGCCTGACTTAAGATATAATTTTACTTTATCTATGATATGTTCATTACCGACATATCCATCTAATGTTCCAGGTCTAAACTTTTCGACCCATAATGTATTTTCTTGACTTCCAAACATATTTTTTATTTACCTGTTGATCCATATGCACCATCACCTCTTTCGGATTCGGCTAATTGATCTGATTCTACTAATTCTACTTTTGGATATGGCATTACAACTAATTGTCCTACTCTATCTCCCTCTTCAAATCTTTTTAAAGATGCAAAAAAGCTATCTTTATTAAATTTATATCTAAATGTTATTTCGCCTCTATAACCCGAATCAACAACACCTACTGCATTTGCCAATCTTAGATCTGTTTTAGATACGGATGATCTAGGAAATAGTAATCCTACATGTCCTTCTGGTACTTCAAATGCTAGACCCGTATGATACTCAATAAAATTATATTTTTTATTGATAACATATCTGATTGCTGATATATCTAATCCTGCATCGCCTTCTTTAGCATATGATGGTGCAATTGCATTTTCTGATAATTTCTTATACTTTACTTGTATCATGCTGCTTGTAATTGTACCAAATAGTATGTAGATGTATACGTCTTACCAGTAAATGTAACTTTACCTAATCCTGCTGCCGATACTTCTAATTTTGCCGTCTCCGCATCTTTATTAGCTTGTAATATTTCTTTGAATCCATTTGATGAAAAGCATACTACACCCATATCTTTATGAATTGTCGAATCCACATTAAATTTAATTCTATTAGTATTTATAGAAGAATAATTAATAATAAAATCTGTCTTATCATGTTTACATTCAATGCCAAAGTTTTCTGATTCTGGAATTGCATTCTTTGCTTTAATAAATTTATTAGTAAATTCTTTTGTTAAATCTATAGTAACGTCCCAATCTGGTAATTGTTTTAAATCTGGGACTTGTCTTATTACAGATAAATCGGCTAACATAAATTTCATATTAACATCAGTATCAGCCATATCAATACTTACAGCTGTTGTATCCATAGCATTTACCTTTACATTTAGATCATCTCCAATTGCTGTTAACATTTTTACTAATGCCGGTGTTGCAAATACACCTAAATCATGATTACCTAAATCTAAATTATTGGATTCAATTGTTCCGATTACATTCTGATCATCTGTAATAAATTTAGTTTCTAACGTGCCATCCTTTGACACCCATTTTACAGATGTAGTAGCTCCAGCTAAATGATATCTGTTTATAAAATTTAATAGTTCTTGTTTTTTCATAGTTTTTGTAGTTCTTATTTTTATTAATTAACTATACTTAAAGATAAGGATAAATTCTCACGATTCCTAATCTTTTACTAATTCTTTTTCTTGAAAAAATTGATTAAATATGTCTTTGTTAATTGTTGTTATACTCTGTCCTCCGAATTTCTGATAATATTGCTTATATTTTTCATATGTTGTAATTGCTTTATCAGGATCTTCAAACATTTCATATATACTTTTTAATACGGCAGCTAAATTATTAGGCACCATGTATTGAGCAACTTCTCTATGTGCTGCTACAATTTTATTTACTTCCTTTATTGTATGTTGAAATACATGTACATTATGTAACACCATTCTAGGAACTGCTTCTTTATTATAGTTATCTAACATTCCCCATGTGAAATCCTTACATGCCGGATCTCCTAAACTATCTGGTACTAATAAATCTGGCTGCATATCTGGAAGTTTACTTTCTTTTAATGGAATGATATTTCCATCTTTATCCTTATCTCCTTTTGGCATGTATACATCACTAAAAGATAATTTCTTAAAATTATGAGAATGCAAAAAAGTTCCATAAACAGGATATTGACCGGGAGAGCTTGAATCTGTTGTAACTACTATTCTGTTACCGTAATGTTTATTTAACAACTTTTGTATTGTTGATAATATAAAGAAATCAGATATTTTAGAAATGCCCAATAAATGTAGATATTCTAAATTTACCTTTTCAAATTCTCTATTCTTTAACATCAATGCTAATGCCCACATAAAATCAACTAACTTTTGCGGGCCTCCGATAGCCCAACCTTGAAATTCAAAATGCTTAAATTTATTATACCACCATTCATATTCTTGCGGATTGGATCCTTGTAACATGTTCAAGAATTTAGTTTTACCTGACTGATGTTTTTCAAAATATGCAAAATTATCATAACTTATATCTGCACATTCATAAAATTTATTTTCATAAACTGTTTTAGGTGGAATATCTAAATTAGCTGCTACATCTGAATTAGCCTCTAACCAATGAAATATTTTTTCTCGCAAGTCATTACTATATTTCAATGCACCAGTTGCTATTTGATATCCGCCGGAATCTCCAAATACTAATGAATCTTTTCCTAAACCAAATTGTTCACGTATATCCATTTTTTTATAATAATGACCTGCTGTTATTAAGAAGTATTTATGCCTAAATTCTTCTGGATATGAATCATCATAAAATCTGCAAGGAGTTCCAGATGATAACTTTTCATCTTTTATTAATGCAGATGCAAATCCACCTGCAGACAAAGATGGGAAGTAAATAAACTCTTTTTGTTTTTCTTTATTTTCCATTAAATAATACCTTTTTTAATCCATTGCAAGAAAAATATTCTTCATGCAATTTTATTGTTAATTTTTTTAATTGTTTCTTATAATGATCATGATGTTCTACATATTCTATAATTGTTGATATCAATTTATCTTTATTCTCTATATATAATTCCCATGATTCTGTCCATTTACTAGGATATTTAAAATCATCTGAATACATTTCTTTATAACTTAATCTATTTGGAACCATAGGAATCGCACCCGCCAACGCCCCTTCATAACATGAAATACCTAACGTCTCCTGTAGGTTTGCAGAGAATACTAACTTAGACCTTTCTAACAGACTATGATACTCTGATTTAGATAAATTTTCTTCTTGACATACTATACATTTATATTCTTTTGGTAAAGACTTAGCTAAATCCTTAAATATCTCTACTTGTTTCTCCGGTGCTATTCTATGAGGAAATAATATAATATTTTCTTTTTCTTTAGGCTTAAACATTACATTTAAATATTCCATTGGCCAGCCTGTCCTAAAACATTCGATATCATCATATCC